CCTCCAGGCACAGGTAAGACTCACGTTTACATAACTGGACTGTATGAGGAATTATTATTTAAGTATAGTTACAAAAAAATACTTATCTTATCTCATACAAACGTAGCTGCCGAACAAATATTGGACGCAATCATAAAATTACCACAAATGAAAGATGTTACTAAAAAAGAATTAAGAGAAACTATTGGTACTATACATCACTATTGTAAAAACAGACCTTCACTAAAAGGTAAGCCTACAAAAACAAAATTAGAAGACCATAAAAATTTAATTGCTGCGGACAGACGGTTTGGATTAGATGGTAATCTTGATATTGAGAAACACAATCTTTACAGATTTAGATCTGACGCTAAGGGAAGAGGTATGACTTATGATGAATACTGGAGAAACTGTGATGATCAAAATGAATATAAACCTTACAATGTTCAAATTATGAAAGAGTTATATGAGATTTATAAAACTTATAAGGATCTTAATAACAAAGAAGATTTTACAGATATGATAGAAAGATTTATAGATCCAAATGTTAAAGCACCTGATGTTGATGCAGTAATAATTGATGAGTGTCAAGACAGCAACGTTCCACAAACTGCAGCCATTGAGAAAATGGCAACTAATGTAAAAGACGGACACTTTTATTTAATTGGTGATGCAGATCAAACTTTATTTGAATACGCAGGATCTAATCCAGATTACTTTCATAAACTAGCTTCTAATCCGTATCACGAATTAGCAGATGGATTAAGGTGTAGTGAAGCAATTAATACAAAATGTAAAACAGTTATAATGCCGGTGTGGGATAAATGGGGTTCTCACAGAATTTGGACTCCTGCTAAGTATAGAGAAGAACATGGCTTAGGTCATGTTGGAGAAACTATTAAAGGTATGGGATATAAACTACCTTATTTAGAAAGAGGCTCTACTCATTTAGATATTTTATTAAATAAAATTAAGAATACAAATCAAACATTTTTATTTACTTACAGAGGTACGCCAAGTGATACTCGTGTAACTAAGTTTTTATCTAAACAAGGATTAGAATATGCGATGGTGGATTGCTCACCTCACGCATCTAAAAAAGAAATAAATTGTCATTATGTGTGGCCAGATTTTGTAAATGGTAAACCAATGTATCTCAAACAAATTAAATCATTTTGGGATTACATGGGTAGTAAAGTTATACCTAAAGGTAAAGGTGAATATGATTTTAAGGATTGGATAGACAAAGAATACACAATAGATGAATTAATTGATTTAAAATTATTAAAACCTGAGTCTAAACAATATACAGACTTTGATTTAATTCGTGTACCTAGTGGTGTTACAGGAGGAGCAGAAAAATTACAGTATATAAAAAGAGTAATAGCAAATGGATTTGATAATGAAAAACCTAATCAAATTTTTTATGGAAACATACACCAAGTAAAAGGTTTAACATTTGATAATGTTATTGTAGACCATACTATGAGTATGAAAAGAGCTCCAGAAGATTTTCATACACAATTAAGATTAGAATATACAGCATACAGCCGAGGAGTTTTCGATTACTGGGAACTCGCATCAACAACCAAAAGAAAACTAGGAGTAAGAACAGCATGAGTAAACCATATGATAAACAAATTGGAGGATCCCACTACCAAAAATATAAAATTCAACCCAGCAAGTTTGTAATAGAAAATAAACTTTTATATCCTGAAGGTTGTGCTATAAAATATATTATAAGACATGCAGACAAAGGAAAGAAACAAGACTTAGAAAAAGCAATTCATTTTATAGAAATGATAATAGAGAGGGATTACAAATAATGTGTACAGTTCCACAACTAAGTGATTTAGATTTAACAGACATAGATACTGTTGCAATCGATTTAGAAACATACGATCCTAATTTAAAAACTAAAGGTGTAGGTGCGATTAGATCTAACGGAGGTCGGGTAGCTAAAGAAGGTTTTGTAACTGGCATAGCTATTGCTACTAAGAAACAAACTTTGTATTTTCCTATTGCACATCACATGACAGACAACTTAGATACTAAAGAAACCTGGGATTATCTGAACAAAAAAGTGTTTAAAAACAAGGACATACGTAAGGTATTTCATAATGCAATGTATGACGTGTGTTGGATTAGAGCATCGACTGGAGAGATGTTAGAAGGACCCTTACTAGACACAATGATTGCAGCATCGGTTATCGATGAAACTAGAATGAAATATTCTTTAGATGCTATCAGTAAAGATTATTTAAAAGAATCTAAATATAAATATGACATGGCTGCAAAAGTTTTAGAGTGGTCTAAAGGAACTATAAAAGATCCAATGACAAACATGCATAAGTTACCATACTACTTAGTAAAAGATTATGCAGAACAAGACGTTAACTTAACATTAAAGTTGTGGAATATATTTGAAAAAAAATTAGACGAAACATTATACACAGATCCTAAAACAAATGAAATTAAAACATGTAGAAAAATATTTGAATTAGAAACTAAATTGTTTCCTTGCCTGGTTGACATGAAGTTTAAGGGAGTTAAGATAGATGTCCAAAAAGCTAAGGCATTTGGTAAACGTTTACGTAAGACAAAACAAAACATAATTGATTTTATTGAAAGAAAAACAGGAGTTAAGATAGAAATTTGGGCTGCATCTTCTATTAAAAATTTATTAGATCAACAAAAAATTACTAATTACAAAACAACTCCAAAGTCTGGACTACCACAACTACCTAAAGATTATCTAACAACTCATGAAAATCGTTTCTTACGTCTAATAGTTAAAGCAAGAAACTTTGACAAAACAGAAAA